CAAAGCAAGCCTTGTGCTTTTGTGTTGGCGTAAAACTATATAAAGTAGTTACAACGTTTGATTCCTCTTTAACAAAGTGAATAAGTTTGTTCGTTGCGCCTCGTGCTTCATAGCCTAACAAATTAGATGAATTGTCCCCTATGTAATTAGTCGGCACTGAAGTTACCAGTGTTTCAAAAGTGATGTCTTCAATTTCAGTAAACCAAGAACCCGTAGTTGCCCCTAAAAGGCTTGAGGGATTAAAACTAACAGCATCCGCCACACGGGTCACGCTTGTGCCGTAGGTGGGAATCAGCGAGGTTGGGTATGTTGCGCTTGGCTCTGCTTGTGCGCCATACAGATAAATTCCGCTCGTTCCATCGCCAGTATAGGAACGGGAATTGTCCGCATCAGCCAAACCAATAGAAAATAAAGTGCTATTTGCCGCTGGGGTGGTTGCGGTAATGCTTACACGATACCAGCCGTTTGCGTACTCTTCTATTGTTGAACTCGTAGAAGAATCCGTTAGGATTTGGCCCGTGCTTATATTAAAGTAAGTAATGCCCAAACCGCTTCCCGTTGAGGCATTCTCCATTCTTAAATACATAATGTTTCGCCCGTTGGGTTTTACGAATGCACTCAATGTGTGAGCCGTGCTGAATGCCGCCACAATATTATCATACATAACGTGAAATCCGCTTGAGGTATCTTCTGTGAACGTAGAAGCATTCCCTATGCCTTCGGGTGAGGTGGCTTGATTTGTCGCTATCGACCCATTGATTTTAACCCAGTCAGCGGCCCCAAAATAATTTGATTGAGGCAAAATGTTCGTCCGCTGTGGTTCAAGCAACAAGCGAGGACAACCAACACTACCATCTGCGTTAATCGGGTAGTCAAGACGAGGAAGGTTGCTTACAGGACCAACAGATACAGCAGTAGTGGTAGTTGGGATGTAGTCCGTTGCGATGTCGCCCGTTTCGAGCTGGGCGTTTTGGATGTAGACGTTATCTCCAGCACTTACGTTTATGTCCACATCCGCAGCCGCAATGAATATATATACACTCGTAATGCTTCCCGTTAATCCGCTTATAGAAATTCGGTAGTATCCATTCCCAGCGGGTGTAATAGAATAAGGAATGCCGCTACCACTTCCAGCCGTACCGTTTGCTAAATTGAAATACTGGTTACCTATTCCGCTCAAGTTTATGCGTATCCAGTCGGTGGTACCAGCCTTTGCGTAAACGCTAAAAGTAATCGGTGCAGACGCGCTGTACATTTGATATATGTCGCGACTTGAGCCAGCGGTAGGGGCTTCCAGTTTCCAAGCGTTTGTACTTCCGTCGTAGCCGCTTTGTCCAGCCGTTACCGTCGCGCCATTTTCTTTCTGCCAAGCCGCATTGCTAAAGTCGTTTGAGTACGTCAGCAAGTTAGTCCGCACCTTCTCGATATACCCATCAGGTCCAACACGAGTAGCACCACTAGCCCTTGTAAAGGTCAGCTGGCCGTTAGCATCCAAAGGACGCTCAGCGTATACAATACTCGTCTTGTAAAGGCTCGGTACCAACACAAGACTAGCCTGTGCGTAGTACTTGTCAAGCAATGGCTCAATAGCATCCTTAGCGCAGTCAGCAGCTTCAATAGTCGCTCCGTTGTTGAGTCCGTAGGTGTTGATGTACGACCAAACGCTCTCAATGTCTGTAGCTCCAGCTAGGTATGCAGTAACCTCACCAACAGAAACGCTAACAGCGGTGAACAGACCGTAGATGGTCGTCCCCGCATAAACCTGTAGGTCTGTGATGTCATCTCCGATAACGCTCGTAGCGCTGATGGTAGAATCTTGCGTTGCTACCAGTACTCGGTAGTACTCTCCCTCGACGTAAGCCTGAGAGGTGGAGATGGTGCGCATACCGCTCTGTCCAAAGCCCTGAAGCTGGTAGTTCGGTGCTGCATTTATGTTACTATATCCCATAGCCAAAAGAAAAGTTAAAAATCAAACGCAAGGCTATTGCGTTACAAAAATAGTTACTGGTTCAATATCATATTTAAGATGTCGTCACCCTCTTCCTCAGTGAGCTCGGGACGCTGTCCCTGGCGCTGAGAGATGAGTTTGCTTTGCTCAACAGCTTGCTTCTTAACGCGTTCGTCCTTTCTATCTTCTTTTTCTTCTTCCAAAGAAGCCTTCTGCTGAAGGGACTCTGCATTAACCTGAGCATTGATGCCAAGACGCATCTGCTCAAGCTGCATACGAAGAGCGTACTCTTTGTCCAACAGCTCAAGCTTAGCCATCTTATCCGCCTCAATCTTAGCGAGGTCAAGCTGGCTCTGCGCTCCAATCTCAGCAATCTTACCTTGAGACGTTGCCTGCGCTACCTGAGCATTTGCCTGCGCCTGCATCTGAGAGTTGGCCATCGCCTGCTCCTGCTTCTCACGCATACGCTTCTTACGGCGTACAATCAACAGCCTCTCTGCTTGGTCCACATCCTTAAGCTGACGGATAGCGATAGCATCTTCAAGGTTAATCTCGCCAATAGAGATGGCAGCCTGAATGTTAGCTTCCAAGTAAGCCTTGTCTCTGTCGTTCATCTCAGTGACAACACGCACTCCGAAGTTGTACATCGGCAAGTCCTTGAACGAAGACAGCACCTTCATATTCTCAATGCCAACAGCGTTCTCATAAGCCTTGAACACCACCGACATCGGGGGGAGAATCTGAAGACAACGAACTACGTCCTCACATACTCTGCGGAACAGCACCATCGAAGCGTTGGTAATGTCGTACAGCGCGTTGTTGGCAGCAGCGATAGCTTGGTCTCTAACTCCTACAAGCTGCTCTCCCTTAGGAGTTGTGCCATCCACCACCTCGTTGATTCCCGTTGCATCACGAATCATACGCAGGTTGTGGTTGTAGATACCAATCAACTCGTTGATGTTTCTGATGCTGTTATCCAGCGGGCGGATAGGCGGATTCTGGAAGCTTCCATCGGCGTTCTTTGAGCGGTAGTAGAAAATACCAGTCTGCTCGTAGATGTCCTGAATCTCCAAGGGCTGGAGCTCACCACCGCGACCGAGCTGTACGTTCTCAAGACCTTCAATGTCTACAATCAATCCATCGGGCTTGGCCTTGGCGATTGACTGCTGGAGTTTGAGGTGGGTAATCTGAAGCTGGTCAGCGAAGGTGATAATTGAGCTAACCATCGACTTTGGAATCATCCGACGCAGGTTCGTAGCCACAGCGCTGTATGAGAAGCTGGCACGAGATAGGTCGTGTACGTTCTTCGGGATGTTCTTCTTAAGGCCGTAGTCGAACAAGTAATCTGTTCCAATCACATACTTGCCGCCGTAGATGGTGGCGTTCTGCATATACACAGGCTCGCGGTCATACACCGACTGCGTAGGCATCTTGTACTCGTATCCCTTGTAGTAGAATCCTACGTTACCAAAGCGAGACTCCTTCTTCTCGAAGATTATGTCGTCTACGCTAAGGAACTCGAACTCAAGGATAGAGATGGTGTACTGGTCGTATCCGTACTGATATACGCCAAGGGCTGAGTCGTAGGTAGACTCGGACAGCCTATCTGGGTTATTGCCAAACGTATTAGCAACGCTCTGAGCCATCTGCTTGTACTCGTCCTCGGTGAACTGGTTGCCAGCCATCCGCTTGAGCTCCTGAATAGACACCTGACGAATGTGACCCATATACGTACAATCCGTAAGATTGGGGTCGTCGGTGATGCTGTGGATGAAATATGCAGGGTCTACATATTCCTCTTTGATTCCGTAGTTGGGGTCATTGTTGCGCTTAACGACAGCCATACCAACGGTAACCAAGTCTTCAACATTGCGACGATAGATACGCTCGCTAAAGTCGTTCCAGCTAAGGGTGAGGCGAGTGGCAATCTGGGCTGCAATCTCAGCCTGGGTCTTGATGTTGGTTTCAAAGAAAATCTCAGCCTCCTCCGTAGTATCGGGGATGTTAGCTGGGTCTACCTGAACCTGCAGGCCCATCTGCTTGGCCTCTTGGTACAGCTCTTTGTTCTTAATGGCGGCCTTAATCTTGGCCTTCTCCCTGTCTTTCTCCGTTTGGGAAAGGGGGTCGATGGCTTCGATATTTGGCGTAGGGTCGGTAGAGAGAATCTTATTGACTACAATCTTTACGAACTTAGGGATAATCGGTACTGGAGACCAGTCGATAGAAAGCAGAGCGCCATCCCCGTTGTTAGGGTCAAGTGACGTTAGAATCTGCTTGTAGATGTTAACATCTTGCGTTCCGTTGGCGTAGTCTCTGTTAATCTGAAACTCCTTCCAACGTACGTTATACAAAGAGCCAGTAGTGTTGACTCCACCCCATTGAGCATATACGCCTTTCGCATATTGCAGTCCGTATTGCTTCGTGACCTTTCTGGCGTGGTTAGCCAACGGGTCAGGGAAGTTTACGGTGCTACTCAAGTAATTGTAATCCGACATATTATAATATCCGTTATAGTGCAAATATACAGATATATCTAACGCCTGATTTCTCGTGCCTTACGAAAGAATACTTTGTTAGAGAAGTCAGCCTTAGGCTTTTCTGCGGCGACCTTTTGGGCAGCCAAAAGAGCAAGCCCCGAAGAAATCGTCAAGTCAAACTTCGTTCGGTCGTCAATCTTAAAGTTAATCCAATCCTCCAGCGTCCTGTTGAAGTACATCTTCCCATAGTTTCCCGTCTCATCATTGATGCCCACGTGGTGGTGGATGTAGGCCTCTACCGCCTGAGCGTGTGCTTGGATAACATCTTGGCTGTTGGACGGGATACCCTTGGTCTTGACGTTATTATGGGAGTTGGCAGCGAGGAGGTGGGCAGGCCTATCCATAAGGTATCCGTCGTAGCCCCTTGACTCAAAGTATCTTACGATACCATATTTGTTGTTCTCCACCAGAAGGGGGAAGCCAAAGAAGAAAGCTGCCATCAACACATCCTCATAGAATATCTTAGCCAGCGGTGGGCGTGAAGCATACTCGGCCACGAACATATTCGACGGGTACTGCATATTGAACTTAGTCATTATATGGCAGGCTCCTTTCGAGGCCCTTCCGTCGATGGTAGCGTCAAGGTCATAGGAGTCGACTCCACCACATCCAAAGGCATCGTTGGGGGCTACCTTCTGTCCTCTGTCAATCTTGATTCTATTCTGAAGCTCAGCGGGAGGCATCCACGTAATCCTCCACCTTCCGTTAGCATCGGGCTTGAAGATGACCTTGGTATCCTGAACTCCGTTCTCCCAGTGGAAGTTTCCGATAACAACAGGATTAGGAAACAATTCATCATTGTACTGAATCTGTTCGTATATCTTGGCGATGTTAAAAAGGCTCGTCTTGGTAGAGTCGCGGAACGCCTCGTCAGCAGTAAAGGGAAACTGACGGATGAATTCGTTGAGCTCGTTGCTGTCATTAACCAGCGCCTTTCTCTCGTTCTTCAAGAACGTCTTAGCCCCAACCTTAATGATGTCGCCATCAATACCGATAATCGGTGTCTCTGGGTCGTCAATAACTGGGTTGCCGTACTTATCGAAGAAGCCCTCTAGCGCCTCATACGCAGGGATAAAGATTCGGTATAGTCCGCTCTTTGTTCTGTCGTTCTCGTTTCTATCGGAAGTATCAGAACTCTCGTACATCTTTCGGTACTGGCGGCCTCCTTGGTCAAGAGGGTTTACCGTTGAGCCCACCAACGCCTTACCGATAATCTTACGACCAATCATCAAACAGGTCTTATGGATGCGCCACGACTCATTGACATCCGTCGGCTTCACCCACTTGCCAGCCTCATCGAAGAAGAGCATATGCGTCTTGCTTCCGTCGTAGGCGTTGTTGGTGGTGTTCTTCCAGTTGATGATGGTGTCCAGTGCCTCGCCAGCCTGAGAGGTCTTGTTGTTCTTGGTAATCCTCTTAGCAGGCTCGCGGAAGGCAAGCTCCATCCGTGGGTTGGTAGTACCATCCTGAATAGGCTTGAAGAAGAACGGGTAGCTACGGAAGACGGGGATGACCTTGCTCATAAAGACAGCCTCCTGAGCATCGGGTCCCGTCTTACTCATAATACCCAGCAGCTTTTGCTTTACCTGCGTGGCCTCATCCACCAAGATGGCGCTACACATATTGGTATAACCAGAGCGTCGGCACTTGACATATAGCTGGCCAAAACTCCTCGGGTCCACCTCGCAAGCCATCTGATGAAGGAACAGCTTTCTCTGGAAGTCAAGATAGCTAGGGTATCCAATATCAATCTTGCTCCACTGAAGGAACATATAGTGGTGACCAGTGATGTAGGTGGGAACGCCGTTGTTGTAAAACCACACGCCGTTTCTCCTGCGCTCAAACTCCCTGTCAATCAAAGGTGAGTACCTGTTCTGAAACTCCCTAGGCATCTCCCTCCAGTCGTCCATTGACTTAATATCCAGCAGCTCCTTGGGAAGCTCAATGCGCTTCCACATCTGGTCCTGCTTCTTTAGGTTGTAAAACAGAATCTTGGTGCGCTCTGGTTTTTTGGGAAGCTGGATGTGCAGGTCGGCAAGCTCAATAATATCCCCTTCCGTCCCGTCAGGACAGATGTTGATAATGGTCTTGTCCTTGATGATATTTAGTCCAGCCATCAGGACTTGAGTTTACGCTCAGCAAAACCTCCTTTGAAGTCGCTATGCTGGGCAATCTCTCCGTCTTCGTCGAGTGTGCGTATCATCTCCTCGAGCTTCTGGCGCTCCTGAAGCAGCTCGCGGCAATCCACCACGCTCTGCTTGATGGACGACAGCTCCGCCTTGCGAGCAGCCCCAACGATGTCGGGGTCTACTGGCTTCTTTATCTCTTCAATGAGGCCACTGATGGCCACCTCCATAGATTCAAGCAGCTTTCGTGCTGCGTCAACTGTGGTGAACTTACTCTTGATAGCCATCGACAATAGCAATTAGGTGGCTTACATTCATACGCCATAGCTTCTTGCCTTCAATCTCCATCTCGTAATCTGCGTCTTTGGCGAAGTAGACAATATCTCCCCTTTTAACGCCAAGCTCCTCAAGTGCTGGTGAGTCGCAGTAGATGCGTCCGTATCTGTTAGGCTGTTTCTCGTACTGGACAATCTCAAGGATAGAGCTCTTTAGCTCGTTGGGCTGTTTTACGGGCTCTACAAGAATCCAGTCAGTGAGAACCTGAAGGCCATCGTCACTCTTATAGGCGTAGCACTGGGTGGAGAACCCGCCGTCTGGGTGGAACTTCACCTTATAGTTGCCATCACCCATACTGTTTCCCTCATCCATAATGACGTGGTGGTGGACATAAAGGGTATCGCCAGCTTTAACGCCAGTTTTATACTTCAAAGGAGTAGACACTACGGTTCCGTAGGGGACACGATGCTCAAACTCGTTGAACTTCGTCTCGATGTATATCTCTACATCGCCTATCTTTTTGGTGTCTTGTACTCTTTTGGGGATATGTATTAGGAAGTGTTCTAGGTACTGCATTTGTTTTAATTAAAATTCACAGGAGAACTCTACAATCACTGACTGGTGCTGGATACGCTTCCATAGCATAATGCCGCGTGAGTCTTTAATGTAGATGTTATAACGTTCTTTTCCGTGGGTGGACAGATAGCGCTCGTCAAAAACGATAGCGTCAATCTTTGAGCGTCCTACGTCCTGACCTATTACATAGGCAAGACCTTTCAGTGGGTCAGTGCCCACGACGATTTTTCTAATCAATTCCATTTTTTAATTATTTAGCCAAAAGTCGATGGACGACGTGTCATTGTCGTTGTCATCATCATCTTGGTAGTTTTTGTTTAGGAAGTCTAGTACTGTGTTTAATTCATTTTCGTTGTCTACCTCTAGGCGAGAGACAGCTTCTATGGTGAAGAGTCCGCCTTTCTCTTTTACGATGCCAACTGTGCATACCATTAGAAGCTCATCAGTAAATCCCATCTCTTCCGCAAGTTCCGCTATATCGTCTAGCTTCGCTTGAGCTCGGATTAGGAAATCCATCTTAGCCTCTTCTTTGGTCATTACAGCTTGCGTAAGTGGAATACGCTATACTTGTTTAACGTAACCGAGACAGAGCCAGTCTCTTCTGCTAAAATCGAAAGGGTGTCTCCACTAGTCAAGTTCACAACCGTTGACTGCGTAACAAAGTGGTCTGTTCCAGAGCCAAGCGGTGTTTCGTTTATGTTTACGGTGCTTCCGTTTATGTCAAAAGAAAACTTAATTTGAGCACCAGAGCCGCCACCAGTTAAAATACTTGCCCCAAGGGTTACCTGATAAACACCATCAAAGTTTACACGAACACCATCGTTGGTACCTCCGTATGGGCTTACAAGTGTATAGGTTGTGCTTGCAGCACCAACTTCAGTGGAGTCCGTAGGTCCAGTAGCTACGCCAGCAAACTCAAGGTACTGAGGTGAGGCGGTAAGCACAAGGTCTGCCGCGGTGCGGGCAACAAGCTCAGGAGCCGACTGGTAGACCAGCGGGTTTATGAGGGCCGACAGCGAAGAGTAGTCAATGCGCTTCCACGTAGTAAGCGATGCATCGTAAATCAAAAAGCGGTCACCAGAGGCAGGGGTGCCAATGTCAGATAGAGACGATGGGTTAGCCATACGAACGTCCGAGCCAGAGACAGCAAGTGGTAGTGATGCTGTTGTTAGCGCTCCACCAGAGAATGCGGCAGCATTAAGCGTGCGCTTTACTACTTGATTGGAGCCGTTAAGGAAAAGGGCACTCGTTTCCGTAGTTCCTGTTGCTGGGACGGTAGGGAACTCCAGTGTTCCATTGATGCCCACCTTGTTGGTGGCGAGCTGCAATGCGGTAGCCACTCCATCACCAGACTCTACGTTTTTAAGGGTGGTGGTGGCGGTGTTGGTTGCTAGCTTAATAAGCGAAGCAAACGCATCTTTTACCTTTTGGCCTGATAATGTTGCCATATTGAATACTTTTGTACAAATATAAAGTTTAATTCAAGATGGCTAAGCACACTCGAAAGAACAAGAGTAAGATGTTCCGAGAGTTCAATAAGTTACCTGAGCGTAACATCACACATACTGGACTCAAGCACCTCGGTATTGCCTACACATACTTCAGAAAAAGATTCGGCCTAGGCCAAGGCCACGTGCACCTTATGCTGTTGGTGTACGACCTTGAGTTCTTCACCACCGACCACGCCTGTAAGGAGATGAAGATGTACAGGGGTATGTTCTACAAGCGCCTTATCCTCCCCCTTGTGAGGGAGGGTTATCTTTACCATCACTTTCGTCAGGGCAGCCCTGGGATTATGACTATGGAAGAGATGCTATTCCGTGGGGAAGGACAGTTTAACTATCGCTCACGGATGGCGCTATCCCAAAAGGGGAGGCTGTTGGTTGGTAGGTTCTACCGAGCGGCAGAGACTGGCATTATGCCAGACAACCTAGACTACTGATGTTTGGTGATGACCTTAAAGGGCATCTCTAGGGCAGCGTCCTTATGGGGGACAAACTTCCCTTCGTGGGGCATAAGGTAAAACCTTCCGCCTTTATTCATCCAATGGTAGCCCTCTGGGGCTTTTACCATCACTCGCTGGGTCTTACGCTTGGCCTTCATTGATTAGTTTGTTCACTGTTAGTAAACTCTTTAAGCCAGCAGCGACGCGGTCCTTGCTCACTCGCTTGACCCCGTTGGTGTTGGCTACTCTTTTCTTCGCGCTCTTTGCCATAATCAGCTTCCGCAGGCCTCGCAGTCCTCGGGGTTGTCAATGTTGCACGTAGGTTGCTTGGCCTCTTCCAATTCGTTTAGCCAGCTATCGAAGTTATTGTCGCTCATTTCTTTGCTCTGTTTTTGGATGCAGACATCATTCTGCGTTCTGAATGGTCGAAGTCAAGGCCGTCTCCGTTTCCGTAGGTGCCCATCTTTCTGTTTACTTTATTGAGGAAGGCGCGGTACTTCTTCCGCTCGTCGGAAGAGTGGTACTCTTTATTATAGGCGTTCTTCTTCTCGCGAGCTTCGTCGTTCTCGCGGAAGTACTTAGCTGATTTGGACAGCTCCTTTTTCTTAGCTTTCGCCATAATGTCCTCGTTCGTTTAGATAGTCAAGTGCTCGTTGTGCGTTGTCGGGGTTGTCCTTTAGGAATCCTAGAGAGCTGTTGCAGTTCTTGCACAGCAATCCCCTGAATTCTTTAGTGGCGTGGTTGTGGTCAATAGCGCAGGTATCAAGCTGAATATTCTCCGTGCAAATTACGCATTTACCTTCTTGTTCTTTGTAGGTGTGCTTTACGACTTCGGGGCTGACCTTGTGCCTTTTGCATCTACGCTCGAAGGTCCACTCGGGCTTGATGGCGGCCATCTTCTCAGGGTTCTTGGCCTTCCACTGCTTAAACACCTCGTAGTTGCAGGACTTGCACCTGTTGCCAGGTTTATCCTTATTCCGTCCGTGGTGTCTAAACTCACCAATGGGCTTCTCTGTTAGGCAGCCCTTACAGAGACGCTGTTCCATTAGTCCTCGCTATAGTAGCACGCCTTCACCTTATAATGGGTGGGCATCTTGCCACTAGCTTTCACTGCTGCTTCAAGCTGTTTAACTGCAGAGGAGAGGTCTTGGGCTTTGATTTCAATCTCATCGCCCATCTCGTCCATCTTACCTCCGTAGTTGTACTTCTTAGCTTTCATTACTTCTTCAGCATCTTGAAGTCAGAACCAGTAATCTTTCCGTCCTTGTTGGCATCGAGCTTAACCTGTCCTCCCTTGAGGTATTTAGCCATACCACCTTTAGCGTACTTCATCATACCGCCACCCATCATCTTCTTAACGGGACGCTTTACGACTTTGAATCCTTTGGCGGCAAGCTCCTTATCGAACTTGGCAAGAGCTTCTTTACCTTCTGGCTTAAGAGCGTTGCGCATCTCGGTAAGGTTCTCTGCTTCGCGAGACTTAGCGTTAGCGTTGAACTTCTGGTCAGCAGTCATCATCTTCTGCTTCTTGGGGTCGGGTACAATAGGAGACATTCCTCCCTTGGCGTACATCTTTTTAGCTTTCATAATAGCAAAAGTAATTATTTATATGGAACGTATTTTGTCTTACCCCCTTCGCGGTACGCCTCTAGGACTTGATTTCTATTGGCCCCCTTTCGATATCCTACGTGCACCCAATCGCAGTCTCCGTCTGCACGCTTAAACTCCATTATGAGTTGGTCAAACTCTAGATTGTCCTTAATAAAGTTAAAGACATCCTTATTGCGTACACCATTTCCGTGACCATCTTGGTCAAGGTCAAGTGCACGACCATTGTTATGGTCAGAGGTAGCACTGCCTCCAATAGCCTTATTCAAAGCTGCAGAACGATACCCACTAGAGATAAAGATGGGCACACCAAAGTGCTCACGAACCTTATCAAAAACATCCTCACAAATGGTCTTAAGGTTCTCTAGGTGTTCTGGGGTTGGTTCATTGCTAATCCCTTTACGCTTGGCAGTGTCACTACGCGTTACCTCTGCCAGGGATACATACTTGCTCAGTTTCATAAGTTGTCTACGTTTTGTTTTGTAAAGATAGGAAAGAAGCTGTTTCTCTTTCTTAAGGGAAAAATATTAACAATGCTTGCAAATGTCAAAAATATCGTGTAACTTTACGGTCGTAACGTCACTACGGGCAGAACATCCTCAACATATACTGCCTAAAGGGGGCCCCCACAAGGCCCCCCAAAGAGGCAGCCAGAACAATCTTTTGCCCTCCAGCAGGCTCGGACTTGCCAACGTCCCTTCGGGTCCGAGCAGTCGACCTAACAATGACAAGACGTGAGACACGGGCAAGAACTGTAAAGTCATTTTACACCATTCTCAACATACTGCCTCTCATTTCCAGCATCTTACAACCAACAAAGAAGGGTAACAGCATCTTATCCTAGCAAAATTTGCCTGCGTTCTGTTGTATAACAACTAAAGCTGTCACTCACCTAGTGTGGACTCGTTTGAAAAGAGAGTTCTATTTAGAGTGGGGAGAATATATACTTAAAAACGATTGGCTTAGCAAACCGAAACGAAATCCAGAACCCATCCCCCTTACGCACGTACCCATAGTTAGAATAAATCCAGCGTTTTGCTACTACCTACAGCCGTAGACCCATAGGAACTACCTATCAGATACAGACATATTCCCCAAGTATCTATCTATTAGCGATAGGGAAAACCTATCAGAAGTCGCTGATGTAATTGCTAACTACCTGAGAATCAGGGGGAACAATAACCCCTCTAATATCCCCAATAGTCAACTCCTATCAACCACTACCTTCCCAAGGCTTCATTCTCGCGAGGCCATAGGCTTTGGCTATCAGGCAATAGGTAAAAACTATCGATGTTGCGAATCGTTTTCGGCGAGGTTATATTACGCGCTGGGGTGATGTGCGGGTTATGTGCAGGTGACGCTACCGTGTGTCTGCGGACGCGTGCGCACGATAGTCAATAGTAATTCTAAACAAAATATAGTTGTTTCTCAACTATATTTTTTAAGAATTATTCTATTGACTATTTCCTACGAGGAAGCCCTATCTTTGCCTCGAATCCCACCAAAAATCGTGTTCCGATGGCTAAAGTAAAAAGAAATACAAACTCGAACTACACTCACAGGTTTACCCCTAATAGTAGTAGTGTATATCAAGAACAGATATACATTAGCCATAAGTTTACTAAGTTCAAGACCAAGTTTCGTACTAAGTGTTTTGATACAGGTAGTATCCTTGATGCAGGAACTATTGTAGCCTTTGATGTACTAAGTCGTAAGGTGTTCTCTTTGAATAGTCCTACTTATGCTTACTACTTAACGTCTACTTCTCGTTTAGTTCGTGGAATAAATTGGGCTAAGGTATAGTCCAAGGTAACTAAAGGTGTTGGTACAGCCTTAAATGTACTTAATTGTTTATTTTTTTTCTTGTAATTCCTAATTGTTATGGAAAATCGTGTTGTTCTTTCTTGTGGTACTGAGGTTGATGCTTCTGAGGCTATTGAGATTACGTCTGGCTTTCATAAAGGTGAGTTCTTTCACGTTGATGATGCTATTGAGATTACCTATGGTTACCTACGAGGTAATATAGTACCTAAGGATGATACTATCTATACTTATGATGATGAGGTAGTTATGTCTGATGATGCTATCTATTGTGAATCAGATGGTGAGTATTATGCTGATTCTTCTGACTTAGCCTACGTTAGTTATGGCTTTTATAGCGATAAGTATTACCATATGGATGAAGTAGTTTATTGTGTCTCTGATGATGAATACTACCATACTGACTCTATTGGTCACTATATCTACCTACATAGTGATGGTGAGTATCGTGACTATGAAGAAGAAAATCTGTACTGCCACGATTACCATTGTGGTGACCGATACGACCTGACTACTTCAGATACTCAGTTTACTATTGGCTTCGAGGTTGAGAAAGAAGACCTTAATGTACTTCAGCGTTGGGACTTGTCTGACGTAGATGATACTAAGTGGGTACGAGAAACAGATTCGTCGCTTGACGATGACTCTGGCTTTGAGTTAGTTAGCCCTACCTACGACCTTATGACCGATAACCTTGACAAAGATGTTGCAACAGATATTTTGTCGGCCCACCTTAATGCTTCGCATTCTTCTCGGTGTGGTGGTCATATCAACTTCGGAATCAAGGGCTTAAATGGTTCTGAGGTTTATGAGAAAGTGCAGGGCTTTGTACCTGTATTGCTGTCTCTATACCAACAGAGACTACGTAGTCGTTACTGCTCACCTAAGAAAGAGTATAAGTACGGCGATGGTAAGTTCTCTGCTGTCCACGTTAAGAGTGGGTACATTGAGTTCCGTGTTCCTTCTGCTGTCCTTTCTGCTACCAACTTGCTATGGCGTAGAGATTTGCTACGTATAATGGCTAAGAATGTAGATAAGGGTACTCTGTTCTTTATCCGTGAGATGCTTACTCCTACGAGTGAGTTACACAAGCACTTGCTCAAAGTTGTAGATGCGCCTACGATTAACCGCCGTGCCGCCTTTGCCGCAGCACTTGGTGAGGCTATGACAGGCCGTGACTATGCTAAGTGGGTGTCCTACGAGGGCTTCGCTGAGGCTAAGGAATCGCTGAAGGCTACTGCCGAAGGTCTTATTGCATAAGACCTTTTTTCTGAAAAATAGGGTTTGCTTGCAAGCCCTCCTTGACAAACCCTTTATATTGTATATATGCGTGAAGCAAATTTCTCCCTTGAGGTAGTCGGCGTTGTTGCTACTATCTGTCTATTTGTGATGGCGATTGTCGCCATTGCTTACTAATTGTTTAACCCTAATTGTTTAATTCTAAATCTAATTGTTATGTGTATTGCTATCTTAAATAAATCTTCTCAACTATCTCGTAAGACCCTCAAGAATTGCTGGGACTCTAACGATGATGGTGCTGGCTTTATGTACGTCAAGGACAAGACCTTGCAAATGTTTCATCAGCCTAACCTATCCCCTGAGGACTTCAACAGCCTCTACCTTGCGTATTGTACTGCCTACAAGCAACGCGACAAGGATACCCCTATTGTATTGCACTTCCGTATTGCTACTCACGGCTTGACTCCTGAGTTCTTGCATCCCTTTGCGGTATCTGATACTTTGGGCTTTGTCCACAACGGCATCCTACACGGAATGGGTACACACGAATACTCAGACACTGCGGAACTACGTGACCTACTTGCTGACCTGCCTAAGGTGATGACTAAAAGTGTGGCGGGGTTGCTCAATCCTCGGCTTATGTTTGCTATGCTTCAGCACTTTATCGGCAAGGGCAACAAACTAATCTTCCTCGATAACCTTGGTGACTTCGAGATTGTCAACGAGGCGGCGGGTTCTTGGGACAATGGTAATTGGTTCAGCAACAACTCCTACAAAGAGCGTGGTGTACGCTACTACGGCTCCTACGCTGTCCGTGACTACGGCAAGGGTGTAGGCTCTGCGTATGGTGAGAAGGATGCTAAGTACTATGCTGACTTTGATTGGGATACGCTTGAGGAAAAGGAATGGAATGCGTCCTTTGGCACTGCGTTGCTTCCTGAATCTACGCAAGCGTTTGACTCTGCGTTGGTGGAACAGACCTACCACTGCTCTACGTGCAAGGCTGAGACTGCGGTCAACGCCTTCTCTGAGTGCCTTGAGTGTGGTGAGTACAACATTAAGGCTGAGAGTGATGTGATTGCTCGTCTGTATATGGACTAAGTTATTATCTATTAGTTTATTGTTTGTTTTAATTTAATTCTATTGTTTATGTCTATTAATGTTCTTGTTAAGCCTTGGGCTAATCGTTCAACTGATTGTGTTGGTGTCAATATGCTTGAGCCACACTACTCACGATACAATGAACTACTTAACGGCTATCTGTCAGTCGTTGAGCAGGGAAATGTTGAGGTTGATGTGTTCGCCCCTCTGTTCTCTATGTTTAAATATGGCGCTAACCGAGAGATGGTTAATATGGTCAGCGATAACTTCCTTGACTTCGGCTACAGACGCGGATGTGTCTACGGCAGCAACGTCACACCCAATGGTGGGCGTATGTCTATCGGTGAGTACTCGTGGTCGGGTCGTGACCTTATGACTCCGTGGAATATGTTGGCTGAGGAATTCGGTGGGCCTGTGGTATTTTGGTTCGGCAAGGTAGATGGCGCTTGGTATGGTATCCGCCACGACTCGCCGCGTGAGACTTGGCAGGCTGTCAACGAGGCTATTGCTGATATTGGTGAGGCTATGCTAAGTGCCAGCGCAAGGCTTGATGCACTCACCACGTGGACGAGTAACAGCCTACGCTTGTCTGGTGTGTGCATTGACCGCAACCCAGAAAGTTCGGTGGCCGCCATTGAGACTGATATTCTTTTATCTGAACTTGCCGCTGAGATTGCTCGTCAGCAAATGATTGAGGACTCTGCTTCTTCTGTAGATGACTGGCACGGAGGTGTACGTGGTAACCGCACCCGACCTTCCTACGCAACTAAGTCAACGGAATTTACCATTGGCTTCGAGGTAGAGAAAGAGGATGATGATGTGAAGCATAGCATCAACCACGTTAAGTTCCGTAAGGCTACAGGTTGGGACAAGGAACGCGACGGCTCCCTTAACGAGTATGGCTATGAGATTGTGTCTCCTACGTACGACCTGTACGACAACCGCTTCGATGAGGACTTACACAACGATATACTTCGAGAGCATATCAACGCCGACTATTCTCGCCGATGTGGTGGGCACATCCACTTAGGTGCTGTAGGTATGCGTGGCACTACGTTCTTCGACCGCATTGCTCCGTGGCTACCGCTTATCTACGCTATATATGTGGGGCGCATCAATGGCGAACACTGCAAGGTCAAGAAGAACGACAGCATCAAGTACTCGTCTGATAAGTATCAGTCTGTCCGCTTGTTCGATGACCACATTGAACTACGCATCCCAAGTGCTGTGTCAGACGTAGAGAATCTGTTGTGGCGTCGTGACCTACTGCGCATTATCTGCGACAACCTTGATGCTACTCCCCTACGTATTGTGGGTATGCTTACCGACAAGCGTAGCAAGTTGCACAAGCATATGAGCAAGGTCTACAACGAGGCGCGTATGTTGGAGAAGTTCCGACTCTATGTGTACTTCGCCAATGAGTTGCTTGATGATGCGTACACTACTATCCCCGAGCGTATCCCACAATGGGAGAATCTGTTCAACAAGTCACAGATTTCTCACCTACGTAACGAGGGCTTCCGTCAAAAATCTAACGTAATAATCTAATATGAAAAATAACTTCTTTGCCTTCCTTGCCTACAGGTACATCATCCAAGACCTGCGTGAATACGATAGCCTTACTGATGATGAGGTGTGGGACAAGTGCCTGGAGATTGAGAAGGAGTTCTTACGTTGGGATGCTAAGCGTCCCAGCGTTCCTCCTGGTATGTATGACTCCTTTATGGAGTTTCGTGAGTTCGTGTCCTACGATGAAGACTTAATCTAATTACTATGAAATTAATTGAATTGAAAGAAATGCTGTTCGCCTTCCCTGAGGACAGCGAGGTAGTTATTGAACTACCTGATAATGAGTTGATAGGTGATGACCTGTACAACTTCACCGTTAGCCACGTTATGCTTGATGATGGCTACGAGATTCGACTTTGTTTAACCCCAAACTATTAATACTATGCCTAACTGGTGTTACAATGTGCTTACTGCAAGGGGCACTAAAGAGGAGATTGACTCCTTCCTTGCTAAGACTACTAAGCCCAATCAGTCAACAGACTTTGCTGATATGGAGCCACTTGTGTTTGACTTCAACAGCATCATACCTATGCCTAACAATGTGTTCCGAGGTAATATCGGACAGAAGGAACAGGAGGAGTGCCGTGCTCAAGGCATACCCAACTGGTACGACTGGTCTATCGGTCACTGGGGCACTAAGTGGAATGCCTGCTACACTTCGGTGATACGTGATGCTGATGATAAGGTATCTATATCGTTCTCTACTGCGTGGTCGTATCCCCTACCTGTAATGAACGAGATGATAGATATGTATCCAAACATTGACTTCGACATTACTTCACACGAGGAGTCTGATGCCTTCGTCCTACAGCATACTCGTGAGGGTATAGAGGAGGGAGAGAATCGCTACTACGCTGACGGTAAGGTAGTTGAGTACAACGATGAAAAAGATAAATGGATTGATGCCGATGGCAATGAGTACGATGAGTACGATGAGTCTGGCTATTGGTTCCCTTCTGATGATATGTTCTAACTAATTAAAAATCAAAACTATGAAAGAGATTAAACGTACCTACAAATTTGAGCGTACATACACACACGGCCTGAACGGACACGATGCCACCGTGTTTTGCGAGGTAGAGGTTGACAAAGAGAAAAAGGTATTCTTTGTCAACAACCTAACTACCCACCACCTCAATGGTGCAGGCTATGAGTATAACATACCGAAAATCAAGGCAACGATTGAGATGCACCTTGATGTCGCTGAGTTCCTTGAGCGTGAGTTCGCTTCGTAGTTGGTACCACGACCTACTGGTTAGGTACAGCATACGTCCTACCAAAACCATACGTGTGTCTAAACATATGTATTTACTTGTTTACAAAAATCAAAAAACCAAAATTGTTCTATATGACTAAGATTCTTCACTCCTCTGTTTACCTTCTCAAGAAAGCGATGTTTACTATCATCACTCTCTTTTCCCCCTATCGCCGCGCTGATGTCATCAACGTGCGCTTTGTCCGCGATGAATGGGGTCTTTGGTACGTTGACCTTCCCACGTGGAAGGGGCCAAAGGCAAACCTCCTGATGGTTGGAGGCACCGAACTCGTGCTTGACAAGATGCTCAAGTGGGAGCGTACGTTCGGCAACCGAGATGCCCACGCTGTTCACGTTGTTGTATCCGCTAAAGAGGGTATGGTAAAGAACTGCCACTACTTCACCCTTGATGAGGTATGTACCTACGATGGCGCGTTCTACGAGCACAGCAAAGGTGGACGTGTATGGTTCTGCGACGTGCTCAAGTATGTAATGGGTGAGTTCCCAGAGACTATCTACTACCGCCACGATGTCAAGAAAAAATAACCTTTTTCGGTCAGCAGATTGACTAAAATTGGGTAGACTTTATCATTTCTCACGACTAACTTCGCCCAGTGTTCAGGACACCCGCAGCGCAGGGGGCTCTCCACAAGCCCCCCAGCAACGCGGCTCAGGAGGTTTTGGGCGCACTATTTTATTTAAAAATGTCACACTTAAACTATAGTTCAGATACTCTGTCTCAGTTGTTATCTATTCAGAATCAACGGATTACTGCTTTGGCAAAAGAGAACGAAGAACTTAAAATTAAATTAAAATCTTATGAAGGCAACCAACAACCTTCCATTACTCACAAGCGTAAAGCAAGCGAGTAGACTCGCGCACAAGATGGATACCGATATTGGTATCAAGCGCATAGAATACATACTGCACAGAGGCGAACGCATTGGCGTAGTGTCTGATGCTGTTATCTATGCAACACGTAGGTATAGCCTCGCGTTGTTTGACACTCAGGCGTATCTGCTTGACAAGTACAATCTGGTCTTACATAGTATTACTCTGTAATGTTTTTTGTGTACGACAGGAAGGCTGTTCTCTACCGCAAGGTTGGATGGGGACAGCCTCTCCTTATCCTTGCCGCTACAGCGTTCATTTCAGCGTTGTCTGCGTTTGGTTTTGGATATGGAGAGAGAGTATATGAGGGTATAGTCAACGTATACCTACACGAACCAAAGTTCTCTGAGGAACGCCTTGTCGCCAAACTCAAGGAACTCAACGTAAAGTACCCACACATTGCCCTTGCTCAGGCCAGGGTGGAGTCTGCTAACTATACGTCTACGATTTTCAAAGAGAACAACAATCTGTTTGGAATGAAGCAAGCACGTAGCCGCATCAATCTCGCTAAGGGTACCAATCGCTCACACGCGTACTACGCAAGTTGGGAGGACAGCGTACTTGACTACGCCTTCTGGTGTGCCACGTATGCTAATAAGTGTAGGAATGAAGATGATTTCTTTAACTTGCTGTCCTCTTATGCTGAGGCTGACTACTACGAAAGTGCTCTGCGTAAGGCTATTGAGAATAACGATTTAAAATCTAAGTTCAAATGAAAGAGAGAGAACAGTTTATGCGGATAGCGATGGCTCGCCTACGTGGCGAATACAGGTTCTATCCTCAGCGACTCGCTGTAGCCGCGTCTATGTGGAAACGATTCTACGATAATAAGTTCAATGATAAGAAAGGATGACCCTGTTGAAGATAGGGAGAGCCTGTTCCTTGCCTTCGCAGGGGCAACAGCCTTATTGCTATCTAAAAACATAGAGAAGAAGTACACACCCAAGAGGCTTATGACTGAATGGAACAAGGTGTGTAAGCCGTACAACGACATCATTATATCTGAATTTAAAGCGTTTAAACCATATGACAGAAGAACAGATTAACCTACACCATACGCTTGTCAAGTTGGTGGTATGCTCACAGATTACCCTTGAGTTGATGGATGAATTAAAGGGCACTAAGTCCTACCGACAGGACATCAAGTTCCACGGAAATAATTTTTCATCACTCCTTGAGGAAATGCTAACCAGAGTATACAAGAACCTTGACAGCGAGATGGAGGATACCTACGTTACCATAGAGCGTAGCCTACGCAACTTCATTGCGCTACCTGTTGAGGAACTATACAAACTTGGGGAAACCAATGAAGGAAAAGTATGACTACGTAAGTCCATCCCACTACCAACAGAACTCTAAAGAGGTCTGGGAGATGATGATTGACATATGGGGTGTTGATGCCTTTATCACACATTGTGAGATAACAGCATTCAAATACCGAATGAGGCTCGGACTAAAGCCTGACCAACCTATTGAGAGAGACTTGGCTAAGGCTCAATGGTATGAGAACAAAGCCAAAGAACTAAAAGAAAAACGATGAAAGTAGAATTCTACTATATGCACGAAGACACAGGCGAGGCTGACACCTACGCCTTTGACGTAGAGTCGGCGGCAACGCTGTTCTCTATGATTGAAGAATACCAGAACAAGTTGGGTACCAATGCCGTAGACGTATACGTTGGCGAGCACTTTGAGTTCCCGATGGTGATATTTCGTAAAGAGATTGAACCATTTTGATTTGGTATTAACACAATTATTAACTACATTTGTCAATAACTTAATTTAATTCTTATGGCTACACGCAGAGCGTCGGCAGATTCTGTTGACACAACCAAACTGACTTTAGGAGAGCGCCTCGTTCACATTCAGAACGAACTCAAGGCACCTAAGTCTCAGTACAATTCATTCGGTAAGTACGCTTACCGCAACCAGGAGGACATCCTCGAAGCACTAAAGCCACTGCTGTTTTCCTACGGAGTGACTATGACTATCTCGGACAGCATCCACGAAGTCTTCGGCCTCGTATACGTAGAAGCAGAGGTTCGCGTATCTGCAGGAGATGATGAGATTGCTGTAACTGCTCAGGCGGGCATTGACCCCAACCGCAAGGGTATGGACATCGCCCAGTCGTTCGGCTCGTCATCGTCCTACGCTCGTAAGTATGCGCTCAACGCTATGTTCCTGATTGACGACACCAAGGATGCTGATGCTACCAACACCCACGGAAAGGGCGCTGTTAAGACTCCTGCTCCTGTTGCCGCAACTGTAGCGCCTGCTCAGGATGACCTGTTCCAACGTGCTGTGTCGTCTATGAATTCAATCGGAACGCAAGAGCAATACGAAAAGATTATTGCTTCGGCTGGAGATAAGTTTACAGAATCTCAGAAGAACGCCCTGTCTAAACTCATCAAGTAGTGGACGAGGTAATTCTTTTGGATGGCACATCGTGGGACAGGCCTACCTTATTGGAGGCTATGCGCGATGATGACTTCTACTATGGGTATTTGGGGAAGGCAGCGATGTCTTCCTCAAACCTAAAGAAGTTGAACGACTCGCCACGTGAGTACGCCCGCTACCTACAATACGGAGAGGATGGCGACACCACTGCGCTTGTGATGGGTAACCTAATCCATACGTTGCTTCTTGAGCCACACCTTCAAGAAGGCTTTGTACCTGTTGAATGTTCAAACAAGAATACCAACATATGGAAAGATGCTGTCGCTCACTACGAGGGCTCAGGCAAACGCCTACTCGTGCGTAAGGACTACGACAACTGCTACTACGTGGCTGATGCGCTGAAGAAGAACAGCTTTGTCAAAGACGCTATGGCTGATTCCGACTACGAACTACCAGCAATTGGTACATTGTACGGCATTCCTTTCCGAGGCAAGGCCGACATTAAGAAGAAGGACAGCCCTGTTATCTACGATTTAAAGACAACTTCAAGCATTAAAGAATTCAAGTACAGTGCGGCTAAATATGGCTATGCATCTCAGGCGTACATCTACTGCACGCTGTTCGATGTGCACCCAGATAACTTTAAGTTCATTGTCGTAGACAAGGGCAGTAAGGACATCGGAGTGTTTGACATATCCGAAGAGTTCTTTGAGAAGGGCCGCCTACTTGTTGAGAGTGGCGTAGACAGATACGTGCGCTTCTTCCTTAATGGAGAAGACTTAGACAACTACGTTATACGCGGAACGCTTTAAGATGGAGTACAACAGCGACTTTAGATTCGACCTTAAGATAGGCAACGAAGGCGAGGAGCTGTTCGGCTCCCTCTTTAGCGGGACTGAGATGGAAGTTAAAACAGATTTCCAGACTCACCGTACAGGGAACTTCTACATAGAGTATGAGTCAAGGGGTAAGCCATCGGGCATCGCTACTACGCAGGCGAAGTATTGGTGCCTGATTGCCACTAAGACCCCCGAGAAGACTCTTGATGATAATCTGTTGTATATGATTACAATAGAAACAGATAGACTCAAGTCAATATGTAGGGGGTATTTGTCTTCCTCTGGGACAACTCTTGGCGGAGACAACAACACCTCAAAGGGAATACTGATTCCAGCAAATGCTTTAATGATGTAAATGAACGATTATGGAATGGGATGACTTAGGCGACAGCCAACAACACGTAGACAACCAAGTAAAGCCGAGCCCTTGCTCAAACCACGCTATTCAGCAGGACGAGGATGAGAAAGCTCAAGACCTTAGATGGAGGGCAATTATGCAGAATGGCCCAGAGGGTACGCATTACCCAGAGTATAAGGACTATATGGACGACACGGAAGATGAGTAAGTACACTAACCGATACGGAGATGAGTTCACGTTTGAGAAAAACGAGAACGGCAACATTGACTGGAAGGGAAACTTCAAGTACACACGCTACGGGTGGAAGGATGACGACAGTATTATATTCGTAGACCCGAGCGGTGGCCCATACATACCTGTCGGCACAAAGATGTCGCTGTACGGGCTAGACGGAATCGCATCAGGATTCGTTGAACACGAAGACTATTGGGAGATTCTAATTGAGGATAACGAGTCATTACGGGTAGCGGAATCCACGGTTTCGTGCCCCTAAATGCTCGCTATGAAACAAGACGCCATCCACAAACGAGGTAAGCAATTCTGCTTACACTGCCAAAAGGTAACTACACATACACCTAAACTTGGTCTCGTTATGGAAGGCAAGCGTCTGTGTGAAGAGTGTCATAGGTCTAACTATTTCAACACTGAAGAATGAAACGACTAACCAGAGAACAAAAGAAAGAGAAGGCAGTGATTGACCTAATCAACCAGATGTTTGTAATCGCTGGTCATAACGTTACCTACGAAGACATTGCTGGCGTAGACAAGTGGTTCCAGAAGTACACTATGACTGTCGAGCAGGCTGAAGAGTTTACGAAGTGGGGTAAGCAATACCTTATGAAAGAACTCAAGATGCGAGCGGCCTATGCCGAGAAGGAGATGCGCTGGTTCAATGTAATGTGGGGATTGACTTACTCAGATTGGAAATGAAAATAGAACTTCAACCATACTGGCACACCTGCGGAGATGGATGCTGTGATGAATACGGATACAACGTGCTTGTAGACGGCAAGATGATTGGCCCTATCGGGGAAGGTGCTCAAGAGTTAGCAGAACTATTAAATGAAACCTTTAAAACTAACGACAAATGAAACAGACAGCAGTAGAGTGGCTATACCACGAATTAGATAACACCCTATCTGATATGTACCCATACGAGTGGGATGCGTTTAAAATCGCAATTCAGAAAGCCAAAGCAATGGAGAAGGAGCAAGTGCGTACCATTTTGTTAGCATATAACGAGGAAAGAAACGACCGAACAGATGGCGCTCAAAACTACTGGGAACCATACGAGGTAGATGACTTCTTGGAAAAGTACAACGAAACCTTTAACATCAATGACCGACATCACCAAATGTAGTGGCGCAGATTGCGACCTCAAGTTGACGTGCTACCGATACACCGCCCCTACGGGAACGTGGCAATCCTATTTTATGAACGCACCTATCAAAGATGGAGAGTGCGAATACTATTGGAATACTAAAACCAACGAGAAATGAACTATCCAGACTTTGAAAAGTTCTCACTTTACGATGAAAGTATTGTAACAATAGCAACAAATACTTCATCACCAATTGTAGAAACCTTTAATTAGCGAAGACGTGAAGAACTGTAATAAGTGTAAAGAAAGCAAGTCAATTGATTCCTTTAGCAAAGACAACAGGGCAAAAGACGGCCTTCAAGGAGTTTGCAAAAGCTGTTACAGAGAATGGCGCAATGAAAATTCCGAAACCATAAAGGCTTTAGCCAAAGAGTACAGAAAAAAAAATAGAGAGTCTCATAGCGAGTACGGAAAAGCTTGGAGGTTGAAGAACAAGGAATACGTTAGGAACTCTGACAAAGAGAGGCGAGCCATAAGAAAGAAGAAAGACCCAATGTTTAGAGCTATATGCAATCTTCGTTCAAGACTTTCTATTTTCTGTAGAGCGTCATCTATGGACAAGAGATTTAAAACACTTGATTCTGTTGGGCTCTCACCTGAGGAGTTTAAGTCTTACATTGAGTCTTTGTTCTCTGACGGTATGAATTGGGACAACTATGGAATTGGAATTGGGAAATGGTCTATTGACCACACGAAACCATTATGTGTTGCCACAACGCTTGATGAGCTGTATGCATTGAATCATTATACAAACCTAACGCCTATGTGGAATGAAGAAAACTTTTCAAAGGGCGGTAAGTGGATTGAAAACAATTTAACCAACGAGAAATGAAAGGAGCTTTTATATGTCCATATTGTAAGACCCGAAACGCTTGTGATTGTAAATCTTGCAAAGAATACATTCAAGAAGGTGAGTTTGTAATAACTTTTTCAGAAGATGGAGAATATATGACGTGCGGCAAATGCAATAGACCATTTTCATTTGACCAAGCAACTGATGAAGAATACAAAAACAACGAGAAATGAGAATCAGCAAAGGAAAATACGTAGACCAGTTTGCCATAGGCGTAACGTGGCTACGATACCCAAACGTAACGTGGTCTATCATCTTTGACTTCGGTCTATGGTACGTAGAGGTGTCAAGCGACTTCAATGATAATGCTGATTGGAATCCATACGGATTAGCCAACACACTCGTGTGCGATAGGTGTGGCTCACCGAATGACGTGTACCATCATCTCAACGAGGAGTTGAAATCTGAATTGGTATGTGCCGAATGCATTCGTTATGAAGACTATATGAATAGCCTAAGAAATGAAGAACCAGAAGCTAATACTTGAGCAGTACAAGAAGGCTCAATACAATCGCAACGTATGTTTGTACAGCCGTAGAGACACCGAAGCCAAGTATTGGGAAGGATACGTTAACGCACTTAGTTTAATTTTAGAATTAGAAGAATGGACTCAATCATAGATTTAGAAATGAAAGTAGTAGACTGGGCTATTGAGCGCGGTCTGCTCGAAAGAGAGAATGCAAACAAGCAGATGCTCAAAGTAATGGAAGAGGTTGGTGAACTTGCCTCAGCCATTGCCAAACAGAAAGAAGAAGAAACCATTGATGCTGTTGGTGACGTTCTCGTAACGCTCATCATTCTATGCGCTCAACTCGAACTCAACCCCTGGGATTGCTTAGAGACAGCATATAACGAAATCAAAGGACGCAAGGGTAAACTCGTCAACGGAGTGTTTATCAAAGAGTAAGAGGGAAGAACGCAAGGCGCTCCCTCTTTTTACAAAGTGTTTTGCAATTAACAACTTTATTAACTACATTTGTTTAAAATCTAATACAATGGAAAATAAAACAGAGAAAATCTTTTGTGGCTACGTTAAGTCAGCAAAAGTATGGGATGACGCTTCGCGCTCTTTTGTAGAACCCAATGGCGGCGTATCTGTACGCTTCAGCCTTTCAGTTGCCGAGATGAATGACCTCCAGCGTTACGCTACCAAGGGAGAGAAGCCGTTCGTTTCGTTTGACCTTAAGCGCAGCTCTAAAGGTAACTACTACTTGGAAGTGTCTGACCCCGCCACGTGGGGCTCTAAGCCACAACAGGCAACATCAGCTCCTCAAGGTCGTGTAGCCCCAAGCAATGACGACTTGCCCTTCTGAGCTACTTGAATCATCACTAGCCTACCTAGTGGGACTAGAATGGGGGATAGACATATTGAAGGTTGACTCCCCCTTCTTTTTTGGTTCAACTCCAACGAAGAAGACTGCGTGGTTTGAGGTTGTAAAGGCGCACTCAGATAAGGGCGTTGTCCACTTAGAGAAGCTGTCCGACAAAGAGTTCACGGTAATCCACTTCCCTAAGAAGCGAGGAGACAACGTAATACTTGTTAGAACAGATAGCCTTCCGTCGACCCAGTTAGATGGACAGACTCTTGCAACACTTATTCTGCGCAGGGCGGAGATTCACGTGGAAGAGATAATCAACCAAGGAATCTGGAAGGAGCTCGAGGCTAAGAAAAACAAAGCCTCAGAGGCGATTTGATTCTAACAAGAAACTTCTTATATTTGTGGTATTAATAGCCCTCGTCGCCTAATGGATATGGCACACGCCTTCTAAGCGTGACAAATCCCAGTTCGAGTCTGGGCGGGGGCGCAAATCATAAACATATGAAATATCCAAATCCATCTAGCTACGATAAGCATATAAAAACAAGAGTAGACAAGACTCTTGGTTATGTATACTTTCTAGATTCAGAGCATCCATTATCAAGCCGAGGAGGTAAGGTTTATTACCATAGACACGTAATGTCTGTCAAGATGGGGAAGTGGATTGATAAAAGCTATCAGGTGCACCACATAGATGAAAATAGATGTAATAATGACCCAAGCAATCTAGAGGCACTTTCTCCAACTATGCACGGAAGGAAACATAGTAATTCAATTAAATCAGTAAAGAGATGTAAAAACTGCACAAAAAAGTTTATAACTGTGGATTATAATTTTTGCAGCGTATCCTGCGCTTCGGCATTTAGGCAGGTTGGAGGAGTTCACAACAAAATAACCCCTGAAGAATTAAGCATTCTTGTTTGGGAAATTCCAGCAACTAAAATTGCCAAAAAGATAGGATGCTCTGACGTTATGGTTTCAAAACTTTGCAAGAGGTGGGGCATATCAAAACCTGGCAGAGGATACTGGATGAAAAATAAAAATTAAAAAACTGCGCGTTCGAGCCGCGCCGAGGGTACTAAATAAATTATTTAAAATGAAAGACATAGGATACTCAGAAAGAGATGTCAATGGTTTTGTAGATGTTGCTTGCGAATATTTTAAGATGAACTTGCTTAGCAAAACCAGACTGCAAAGCGTTGTATCTGTTCGTCAAGCATTGTTCTACGCACTACGCACGAGAGGCATTCCGTACTCTGTAATCGCTAGAGCATTCGATAAGAATCACGCTAGCGTAATACACGGACACAAAAAGGTATTCGACTATTTAAACATTAAAGACAAGGCTACAATTGTTCTCCAAAAGCAAGTAGAAGACTTTGCAAAGGAGTACTTTAATGAGGTGAGTAACGCTGTTAAGTTCTCACCAGAGATGCGCCTAAACATCTACCGAAACAGATTCATTGACTTTATGAATGAGGCCGAGTTCCTTTTGCCTTACGACACAAAAGAAGAGCGATTGATTGCATCACAGACAATTATTAAAGAAGTATTTAGCTATGCAGAAGAGACTGAATGAATCTGTTAAAGCTCTTTCTATGGTAAAGATGCACGGAAAAGAAGATGCCATCAAACACGCAACGCAGTGTATGTATATGGCCAACGAGAAAGGCTACGATTACTGGAAGAAAGTAATATCTATAATCGAAGGGATATGAGTATACTTGATAAGAATGTAACCATATTCAGGAGTGTCTTTGAGAAAGATGCACCCAACTACATCACCGTATTGCAAGCCCTTGAGCGAATCAGAGAGGGCAAGCAGAGTGAGCGAGTAACCCTAATCAGAGAAGGAGAGAAAGAACTCAAGACCAAGCTACCTGTAGTCTTATGGAGTGGGGAGTTCGAGTCAAGAAATGATGATGCCCTAACCGAACATAGCGGGCTAATAGTCATAGACATCGACCACGTAACTAAGTTCTCTACGGTAGAGGAGGTTAAAAACGCTCTGTGTTTAGACAAACATATCATTGCGGTATGGGTGAGTCCCTCTGGAGATGGCATCAAAGCATTGGTGCAGATTCTATACCCAGAGCGACACAGAGACCATTTCCGAGCACTTGAGCACTACTTCGATAACAAGTATGGCATCGTTATAGATACGTCGGGAAAGAACGAATCTCGTGCTTGCTTTGAGTCATACGACCCAGACATCTGTGTGAAGAATGCTGTCCCATTTCCTAACCTGATATCAGAGGAATACGAACAGCGAAAGACACAAGAGATTAAGGTAGAGAAGGCAACAGACTACCAGCGACTCAACATCGCGGCTACAATGATACGCAGAGCTCCCGATGGGGAGAAGCACAGCACATTGCTACGAGCAGCAGTTCTGTGTGGTGGATACATTGCCGCAGGCAAGATGGAAGAGGATGAGGTGTTCCGAGTTCTCCTACGTGAGATTGAACGTAGAGATGTAGAGAGTCTAGACTCCGCCAAGAAGACCATTACCGACGGCATCGAAGAAGGGAAGCGTAGGCCTATACGTGAAATCATCACAGCCGAAGATACCGAAACACGAAAGCTAAAGCTTCAGGATGGAGATATGTCCTTCATATCTTCAGATGATGCCGATGAACAATGGATTGCAGACTTTGCAGAAGGCCGCATACAGCTTGGCCTGACCACAGGGCACGCTGAGATAGATAGGTACTTTGTATACAAGAAGGACTTCACCATTATCAACGGACACAGCAACATCGGAAAGACCACGCTTGGACTTCATCTGATGGTTAACGCGGCAATACGCCACGATTGGCGATGGGTTGTGTACTCATCAGAGAGTAGGACAGCCTCTATTAAGATGCGCCTTATGCAGTACGCCTGCGACAAGGAGATTCGTGAGATGAATTATATGGTTCGCAAGAGGGCCTACGATTGGGTGAAAGAACACTTTATCTTCATCAACAACAACAAGGTCTTTTCTTATATGGACATCCTCCTGTACTGCGAGAAGATACTCCAGTACAAGAAAGTAGATGGCATATTCATTGACCCATACAACTCACTACGTGTAGATATGTCACGCACCTCAGGGGTAGGCGTACACGAGTATCACTACGATGCGGCCTCTGAGTTCCTTACATTCTCCAATACCAATCAGGTAGCGCTGTGGCTAAACACCCACGCCATTACCGAGTCGGCACGAAGGAGAGGAGAGGACGGCCTTCCTGTCGCTCCTGGCGCTGAAGACAGCGAACACGGGGGCAAGTGGGTGAACAGGTCGGATAACTTCCTTACGTTTCACCGCAAGATTCAGCACTCTGTCCCACAGATGCGAAGGACAATGGAGTGGCACGTACGCAAGATTCGAGAGACGGAAACAGGCGGAGAGCCTACATCATTCGACTCGCCAATCCTTTTGGAGATGAACAACTCGCGCACCTCCCTACGTACTCAAAGAGGTGAATTGCTGTTCCCTCCATTAGGTAGTTACGTGGAACAGAAGGAAATACTTTTAGGGCACGACTATTTAAATGATGATTATAGCAAGATATTTTAATAAATTTGTTTAATGCCCGATGATTACAGAGAGATTACAATACCTGTTCCGAAGCCACCTAGCCTTAACGCGCTATATTCTGGTAAACACTGGAGCAATCGTTTCGGCGAGAAATCTTCCTTTGGAAAAGAAATTAAGCAAACACTTCACGGTTTCGACAGGTTCACTGCTAGCAAGATTAGCATACACCTTAGGTACAATTGTAGGTTTGATGTCGACAATACTATCGTTGCTATTAAGTTTCTTGCTGATTATCTTAAGTCTCACGGATACATTGTTGACGATACCCCGAAATATTTTACTGCTATTAGCTCAGAGTATGATAATTCCCTCGGAAAAAACGAATTCTTAGCCACTATAAAATGCTGGGGGTACGAAATTGTAGAAGATGACCAAGAGCCAACTATCAAGACAGTATCACCTAGCCGCAGAAGGCGTACACAAAGCGATGACGGAGCTGTACGAACAACTGCACGACCACCAAGGAAACCCGTTGGTAGAAAAAGAGTTAGTAGAAAAAAAACTACAAAGGTTCCAAGCGTGCCTAAGGGAAGAGCTCAACGGGATTCGTGAGTCTCTAAAAGAATACTATAAAGAATGATTACAATTGTCCACATTGATGGGCTTGGTGGCGTTAACTACCACCGCCTTATCGTACCATTGCGCAGACTCCAGTCACAAGGTGTAAACCTACACTGGATTCAGTCGCTCAACGAGCTGAAAGACATCAACTTAGACTTGGTTGACAACCTAATCGTATCGCGTAAGGTATCTGTCAATAACCACAAGGAGTTCAGCCGTATGCTCAAGAAGCACGGAGTGAAGCTCATCCTTGACAACGACGACTACTGGGTGCTTAACCCAGAGAACCCAGCGCGTCAGATGTACGAGGTTTACTATGGGCCAGACATCAAGAAGACCATCAAAATTGCTGATGTCATTTGGACTCCATCTACGTATCTCGCTAAGATGATGGCTGACGTAAACCCTAAAGCAATCATTGAATTCGTAAACAATGCAATCGACACCACTGAACAGCAATGGACCGAACAAACCAAGTCACGAAATTCTGTGGTTAGGTTTGGCTACGTTGGCGCTCTGGCTCATATTAATGACATTAAGACCATAGGATACGACTTCTCTAAAGTCTACACCTTTGGAGTAGAGGGTATGGAGTACGACGACATATTCAAGTACAACAAAACACTACCCCCTGCCGACATCTGGAACTACGCCAAGTTCTATAAGCACTTCGATGTTAGCCTTGTACCCTTAGTGGCGAACAGATTCAACTGGAGCAAGAGCGACCTGAAGATAACCGAAGCCGCCGTGACTAAGACGGCAGTTATCGCCGCCAACACGAAGCCATACAGCAAGACCATCATCCACGGAGAGACAGGACTTCTTGCTTCCGACCAAAAGGAATGGGCCGAGGCCATCGAGATGATGGACAAAAATCTAGCAAAGAAGTTAGGACGAAACCTGTTTGAACACCTAAAGGATTCTCCAGACCACAACCTTGACTTGGTAAACCAAAAAAGACTTAAATACATTTCATAATGGACGTAGTTATTGCATCCTACAAAGAAGACTTGTCGTACGTGAAGCGTATAAGCGCCAACACAATCGTATACGACAAGGGCGATAGGGGTATTGGTATTCAATTGCCAAACGTAGGGAGAGAGGCGCAAACCTATGCATATCATATTGTAAAGAATTACAAGTCGTTGCCAGAATGGACAGCATTTATTCAGGGCAACCCATTTGACCACGCCCCACACGTTCTGTCTCTGATTAACGACTTCGACAGAATCTCCGAATCAAGCAAGAATGAGAAGTTCTACTTTGTGGGCAACTCTATTGTTCGGTGCGACATCAATGGACTCCCTCATCACGCAGGACTTGACTTAGCTGGATTCCAAATTGCGCTGTTTGGCACCATCGTGCAGATGGATATGATGTTTGTTGCTGGCGCTCAGTTCATCGTGCACCGCGACCTTATCAAGAATAAGAAGCTGTCCTTCTGGAAGAGTGTATTGCGGGTGCTTGAAAGCGACAAGTATCCCGATGGACCGTGGTGCGCAGAGCGTATGTGGACATACATCTTCAACTACCACAAGTAATGTACGATTTTCTGATTGTTGGCGCAGGTCTCTACGGAAGCATCTGCGCTAGAGAGTTGACCGACAAGGGCTACAAATGTCTTGTCATCGACAAGCGACCGCACATCGGAGGGAACTGTTACACCTCCAAGCAGAAGGGCATAGATGTACACGTATATGGGCCACATATCTTTCACACATCAAACGAGGAGGTATGGAACTACATCAACAGATTCGCTACATTTCATCAGTATAAGTTCAGCCCCGTAGCCAACTACTTGGGAAACATATACTCGCTCCCCTTCAACCTTTGGACGTTCCAGCAGATATACGGAGTAAGCAGTCCATACGAGGTAGAAGAAAAACTCAAGGAGATGAAGAAGTTTGATGAGCCGCAGAACCTTGAGGAGGTAGCCATCAACTCCATCGGGTGGCTGATGTACCAAAAGTTGGTATACGGATACACCAAGAAGCAATGGATGCGTGAGCCCAGCGAACTGCCTGCTGAAATTATCAAGCGTCTTCCTGTTCGCCTAACCTTTGACAACAACTACTTCAACGATAAGTATCAAGGCATTCCTGTTGGTGGATACACTGGGATATTCGAACAGCTTTTAGATGGAGTCGAGGTGCAACTTGGTGTTGAATTCAATGATTTGTCTGGCGACATATTCGCCAAGAACATCATATACACTGGTAAGATTGATGAGCTGTTCAACTACGTCTATGGAGACCTAGAATACCGTAGTCTTAGGTTCGAACAGAAGACCCACAAGAAGGAGAACTACCAAGGGACGGCAGTGATAAACTTCACCGATGACGTGACCAAGTTTACACGCTCAATAGAGCACCGTCACTTTGACCGAGACGTAGAGTCTGAGTACACCATAGTAACCAAGGAGTATCCATCTGAATACTTCCGTGGAGCTGAGCCATACTATCCTATTGAAACGAAGACCAACAGAATCAAATACATCCAGTACAAAGCACTGGCTGATGCGTGGAAAGGTCTACACTTGGGGGGTAGACTTGCTGAATACAAGTACTACGATATGCATCAAGTGATAGAAAAGGCGCTTAACTTCTGTAAGGGCTTTTAGCCTTGCCCTACGCTTAGTTTAGCGTAGTTTTTGCTGTTCTTACTCTTAGAGTATTTTGTCTTAGCGTGAACTCCTGGACGCTTGCGACGTGCCTTGCGTTGAAACGTAGACTTTACTTCTTTTACCTTAGCCATCTTGTTGCGAATCTTGTAGCCAAGATAAATAATAAAATCACAATAAGAGACAATAGCAAGACATTTTTCGCCTTGTCTACCCAAGTCTTTGGGGTCGGAAGATACTCAACCACAGGCACTTTCACCTCAACATCTCTTACGATGTTATAGGGCTTCACCTTAGTCTTTACAATTATTCTGTCCTCGTACTTGATAAGTGTTGTAACAACTGTATCGTTGCTCACCACTACGCTGTCAACTCCAGAAAAAGAAACTGTATCCGCATACACAATCTCTTTGGTTACAACAGTATCCGTTTTTACTATCACTCTTTCTTTTAGCAATGATGGATTCAATCGCGTTGCGCGGTTGAGATGCCACGTCGCCCGCTTGTTGGCTGAGCAGCCCGATAAAAGGATGCTCATCAATAATGCCAGTGCAACAAATTTCTTCATCATTGTTTTTGTGTGTATAGTTTTCGGATGACAGCATAGAACTCTTCGTTAGGGCGGAATCCAGTCTCACGTAGGTCCTTCATTACGTCGTTAAACTCCTCAGGTTCAAGCTTTCCGAACTTATCGTAGAACACTCGTGCGGCTTCGCTCGGCGTGTCTGCAAATCTAATGCTCATCAGGCTCTTGTCCTTGTCGCTAGAGGCGATTGCGTAGAAGTATTTACGACCAATACGCTCTCTCTTTTCGGCTGGTAGACCAGACAGAATCTTATTTAGCTCCTCCTGATATTGCTTGCCGTTCTTCTCAAAGCGACCCTGCTCCTTGTGCTTCTTAGCAAGAGCTTTAATCTTCTCGCTGGCAAGATAATCTTCAGTAGATTCCTCAAGTTTAATCTCCTGTTGTGAACCTGCACGCTTAACGTAGTCAGGCCAGTTAGGATTCACCGAGCGAACAAACACCTTGGTGGCATTGCTCTTGATGTTCTTGAGCTCTCTCGTAGCGCGTCCCTCAACAGACTCCTGAAGCTGCTTGTCGGACAGGTCTACGTCTTCTACGTTGAGTGCATCAGTTGTTGCTCTGGCAGCCAAGTCAAGAACGCCATACGCTACGCCAACGAGGAAGTTGGTGGTCGGGCTGGTGATGATTGATTCTACGCCAGCCTTCAAGCGAGGAGCTGAAATATCTGGGATAAACTCAGACTCAGAAGCCTTAGCAAGCGCCTTGTAGAAGTACTCTACACGGTCACTACTGCGCCCCTCTGCGTACGGCTCTACCTGTCCGAAGATATATTCTGGAACAATGGTAGCATTGCGGAATGAGTCGTAGTTAAAGAACGACTTGGCAATCACAGACATCACTGGGACTCTGTTCATAAGGTCGTAGGCCTTGTCAACCCCAGGAACAAAGAAAGGAACACCATCAGCAGCATTTTCCCAAGCGAGCTTAATCTCCTCGTCTGAGAACTTCTTAGGCTTGCCGTTTATCGTAGAGGCCCAAGACTGAGCCAGCATTTCGATGGGCACAGTAAGCGGTAGAAGCTGTTGTGGTTTCTTCAAGCGGATGTATTGACGCTTTCCGTCCTCGTCCTTTGTGGGAAGGAGGATGATGTGGTAGCGGTAGCGCATATACGGGTCTACATCCTCGTAGTCATCGTCTCCGTAGGTTAGGATGTTATAGAACACAAGCCCCATAAGGCCAGCGGCATATTGGAAGAACTTCTCAGCAAATGCTTTCGGGTTGTCCTTGATTCCATTAAACGTAGCCGCAGTAGCTTGGAACGCTACGTTTAGGTAAGGAGCGATAGCATCAAGGTCTTTGGTAAGCGTACCACCCTTACTGAAGTCTACGATGGAACGAGCCTCAGCAGCAGCCATAAACTTAATCTTCTCAAGCCCATCTTTGGTCTTAGCCAAGTCAGGATACTGCTGCTTGAGATTAGAAATCATACGACTGTAAACAGCTAGGCGGATACCAATCTCAAAGGTTTCACCCGTGAAGGCAATTCCCTTAGCAACCTTATCCCAGCGCTTAGCAAGAGCGTACTCGAGGCTGTTCTTGTACTTCTCCTTGAAGCGGTACTCTGGGCGGAACTCCTGACTCATAAATGACATACCTCCTCCGTGGGCAAAGTAGTCACGAACAAGTTCTTGGTCTGTAGCTTTGGAATAGATACCGACAGCATAGTCCTTAGCCATCTTCAAGATTGCAACAGGAAGGAAGCTGTCCTTCCCATACACCTTGTTTCTAGCCATAACGATAGCCAGAGATTCAGGAACTACCAGACCAAACCCGAAGAATACGTTGTATCCAGTTGCGAAGGCACGAAGAACAGGGGCTCCAGAAAGAGCCGACAGAATCTTCTTAGCGCGGCCACCGACACCAAAGAAGCTTCGGTTAGCGTCCTGCCACTGAACATACATATCATTGCGTAGCTGGAATGCACGAAGCTTTCCGTTCTCTTTGTAGAATACGTTGGTGAATCCTTTATCAGCAGGGTCAACTTTGTTGTTGCCGTATTGGTCGGTAGCAATGCTTCCGTCAAACAACGTAGCGTAGTTAGCCTTGCGAAGGAAGTCAGCGCTATCTGGAGAAATCTCTTTAGCGAGCTCCCTGTTGGCGATGTTCTCAAAGCGCTTAGCCTCTTGAGACTTATAGGCAAGAGACAACAGCATACGAGAGTCCATAAGAAGGTTGCCTTCGCTACCCTCTTCGATAGACTTGAGTACGTCTTGCTTAAGACCCATACCAGAACGCTCAAACACCTCATCGTCAAGAGCCTCAAAGATTTTCTCTACGAACTTGCGAGGCTCGTAGTCGTCCTTAACGAATCTGTCAAACGTCTGCTTGTCGATAAGGCCATTCTGCTCGTAGGTTCTCAAGATGTTTCTGAACTCATTGAAGTAAGCATCAGCACGCATATTGAGCTTTCCAAACATCGTAGCTCCAAGCTTTCGCTCCATTGCGGTAATGGCTTGGATAGCCTCTTCAGCGTTGAGACCTTTCGGGTGCTGGGGGCGAACAGCATAATCATCAGCGTACTCCTTGAGCTTTTCACGCTGCTGACGGATGTTCATCTTGTCGTTCTCAAGCTCACTAATAAACTTATTGTCAGGCTTGGACTTGGCCTTTTCTGACTTGATGAGCTCATCAATGGCCTTGATGTCAACGACCATCTTCGCATCGAAGTTGTTGAGATTCTGTTCCGCCAATGCTTTGCGCTCATCCCAATTGGAATCAATCTGGATGACGCGACGCATAAAGATGATTTGGTCAAGAGCCTCAATATCACCACGAGAAAGGTCTCTATAGATTTGCTTCTCTGCTCGGTTGAACAAGTCTGTTGCGTTCGCCTGAGCACCAGCACGAAGCGTCATAAGATTCTCGGCATAGTCCATTCCGCCATCAATCATAGCCTCGCGGATGTCTGCCTGACGGTCGAGCCACGCCTTCTTTGAGAAGATACTAGTCTTCTTCTCGTTGAACAACTTCATACGCTCCGCATACTCCTTGTCCGAATCGTAGGAAGCCTTAGCCACCTTATCCAGTGCAGCATCTTCTGCGTTTTCCTCGATAGGAGACAGCTTGATGCGCTTAGAGAACTGAACAGCCGAGCGGGTAAACTGCGTAGGCGCGTTCAGGTTCATAAAGATTTTTGGAATGGGTATGATTTCTCCATTCATACTATGAGCTTGGAACAACTTAGCGTACTGCTCTACGTAATCAATAGGGTCAAGATTAAGGCGCTTTGAGTTTTTGCGAATCTGTGCTTCGTCAAGAATGACTCTAGCGTTTAATCTTTCTAATGTTTCTTGAAGAAGATTGACCTTCTCCGTCTCTGATAGGTTGTCAAATCCTGCTTGAGAAAGAGAATTCATAAGCTGGTCATACTTTTCAGACGGAAAAGCATACAGTACTCCAAGCTTATCAACGTATTCAAAATCACTAAGAAGAACTTCGTTATCCTTATTGACCTTAAGAGAGAATAGCTGTCCAACCTTGCGGATGTAGGCTTGGTTATTTAGTTGAATACGGCGGTAATTGCTTACCTCTTTATCGTGCTTGTGCTCCTTAGCCAAAAGGTCATTAGCTTCTTTAGCAACCTTTTCGTCTTTAGACTTTGACAGCTTAGTTAACTTGTCGATGTATTCCTTGTATAGACCGATGTTATCATCCTTACTGTCGGAAACCGCAGTGAAATCAACCCCAGCATACTCAATATCTGGGAACATCGTAGGAATAGTGTTTACGATTCTGCTGAATATCTCAGATGTTCCAGACGACAGGAATGGAGGTATGTTGTTGTATCCAAATACTTTAGAGTCATAGGCTACCCCAATGATTCTAGTATTAGGATTGTAGGTGAGATTTATAGTGTACTTATCCTGAAGCTCCTTACCCTTGTAGTCTTTTTTGATTACGTCAAGACCACGATAAAGCGTGGGTACTTTCCAAGTATAGTCAAATGACGACGTTCTAGTATACAGGTCTCTAGAGGCTATGCCCTGACCCATAGTAGAAATAGCTAAGCGAAGGTCATCAATGGATACAACTCCTTCTTTGTCAATCTTGTCGTATATGCTTTTTACACTTCTGTCTTTATCTGAGGCCTTTTCGTTGTATTGGATTAGGCTGTTTAAAGTATCCTTGATGTAGGACCTTAACTCAGGCCCAGGCTCTGAAAACTCAGAAAGCATAATTCTGTATCCAGCCTCTCCACTAGTTGAAACCGCAGGCTTATACAAGTAAGCTGTAAATGAAACTCCAATGT